TATATAATCTTTAGCTTGATATCAGAAGCCTGACCATACTTAGATATATACCAATCAAATGGATTAAGGACATATGCATCATCTATAAAAGATGTCTTACCAGAACCTGTTAGACCACCTACAAGAGTGTATATAGACTTCCTGATACCAATGTATCTGTTAAGTCTATCAAAGCCCATAGGTATACCACTGTTCTTACCATCAATACCATCTTGTACTGCCTTGGCTAAATCTTGAAATATCATATATCTGTTGTTCCTACTGGTTTGAGTTTTTCTTCGATTGTAATTCCCTGCTTTACAAGCTCGATGAATGGTTCAAAGCTTCTTTGTGTCAAATATGTCAAACTGTTCTGCATGTATTTAAGTTTGTTCTCTCCTGATTTGTATGAGTTCTCCTTCTTTTGAAGAACATCAAACTCCACAGCAGCAATCAAATCATCTGCATTATATTCTCCCTCTGACAAAATTGTATTGAACTTAAGTCTACAGTTCTCTACATCTCTACGTAAAGATCTAGAGCCTGCAAAGCTTTTATCTTTATGCTTGAATGTATCAGTGCCTGGAAATGCTTTCCACCATCTTTCAAAATCCTCACTAGCAGGCTTCTTCTTAATGATTTTATCTTTAGGAGCTTCTTCTTTAAGAAACTTAAGAACATTCTTGCCTGTTAGTGTGATTTTATTCTCTCCTGATATCAGTCCTTTACGATAAATACCTTGAGCAAGGATCTCCAGTTTAGGATCTCCATTACATGCATCTTTTAAATCATGGCCTTCCTCCACTAGTTTGAGGAGAAAGACCATGTCTAAACTAAAACCATTCTTGAGTAACTCTTTAAAATGATAGAGCGTCAATTTTACGTTCATAATTTCTAATTATTATTTTATCTATTTTGTGAATCAAACTTTCAGGAATACAAACATTAATTTTAGCTCTTCGTTGTAAAGAATCTAGATCACATAAATAGACTTTATCGCTCAGAAAAGCATCAATTTGAGCGATACCTGGGTCATTTAATGAGCGATAAAATAATTCCTTCTCCTCTTGCAAATATACTAAATCCTTGAGATTTTCCATCTCATAATCCTCGATATGTATCATGATTTATCATTATAGTTTTCATACTCTCTAAACTTTGGATCTAATGTCCTTCCTTCATTATCCCAATATTGATCACAATAAAAGGTTCCTTCTTTACGAGGTGATTCAGAAAAGATAGCTTGTCTAAACTGATTCTCTGGTGCTGTGTGCCTATAGCACTTAAACTTCATAGGACATTGCATGTCCCTACACATTTGTATATCAGCCATTGCTTTGTTGTTTAATTAATAACATAATCTCTCTTGTTAGAGAACCTGCTGTTTTAGTACCATCAAGATTCCAACGTATAATTGCAGCTTCTATAGCTTTATATAATTCATTTTCCATATTAACAAGCAGCCATGCCAAAGAATATATATGTCCCTTCTCTTTCTTGTGTAGAGCTTTTGTATTTAATACAAGCTACATTAGCATCTTGATTAGTAAGAATCTTCTCCATACGCACAAACGTTCTGTTCTGTGATTTCTCTGTATACTCACGAGCATATTTAACAGCATCAGTCTTAGTTTTGAATGACTTCAACTGCTTGTCTTCCCATCCTGTATACACACTATATCTAAGTTCCCATTTGCTGGTGCCTTTAACAACAGTATGCTCAACAATAGATTTAATCTTGTTGTTATTCTTAACAGGCGCTTGTTCTTCAATAACATAGCAATCACGCTTACCTGCGTTATGTAACATGTCATCAATGAACTGTCTTCTTTCTTTATTACTTTTATGAAAGCTAACAGTTACATCTTTAAAACTAGATGTTGTACTGATTGTACCATTGTAAGCATCTCTACCATGCTCTGATTCTGCTTCTTGTACAGCATGTGTGTACGCTTCGCTAGCATTCATTCCTTTTTGTCTTGTGATAAAAGCATCTGCTCCCATGTTTTTTGTGATTTAAAATGTGTGAAAATTATAATGACGTGTTGTGTGAAAATTATAATATGTAAACAAAATTGTTTACAATGCAAAAAGCCCCTTAGATTTCTCCAAGAGGCTTTGCACTAAAATCTTTAACTTAGAATTACTTCAAAGTATCAAGAGTTTCATTGAATGCACATAGATCAATGATTGTTCCATCTACAAGTACAGCAGTACCTGCATTATCTCCAGCTTGTGTTGCTCCATTCTGAGATAATTCTTTAATTGAAGCTTGCTCTATCCACGTTCTTGTGTAAGATCCATCTTCACCTAATGTTGTTAATTTTACAAAGTTACCCATGATATATTTTTGTTTAAAAGTTTAGTAAATATACAAATACTATTCCTAAAATAGTAGTATTATTACCACTTTTAAGAATTTTATAAACATTTAATATGCGCCTATTATTTTCGAATTGCGCCTAGTTTTGTTGCACAATTCGACAAATATTCGAATTAATGTGCATTATATTACACTTTTTGTCAAATTTTATACCCTTTTACATATAAATATTGCAAATAGTGCAATATTATACCCTTTTGCGTATAATTTAACTAACATTTAGTGTCAATCATAATACCCTCTAAAGAACTTCTTCATCTTTTGTAAGAATGTAGGCTGTTGATCTTTAAGCAATTGTGCTTCAGATGGTATAGTTGTATGGGTAACATATACAGAACAATCAATTTCTTTGTCAGGTGGAATAGTTGTATGGATGTATGTTGTATCAACCTCTTCTGGATTATACTCACGCAATCCTAAATTAAGCTCAAACCAACCCATTGTTGACTGTGCTCTTGTCTTATTACACTTAAATGTTTTCTTAATAAGTGGTAAAGCTAGCTTACGCCATGCTTCTGTTTGTTCTGTTGTCAATGTATACACTCTCCAGAATTCTGGTGTGTCCACTGCGTCCTGATAGGTGAGTCCTATCATTTCCATTTGCATAGAGACCAACTTCCTGTTGATCTCTTCTCTTTGTTTGTCTGTTCCTGCCATTAAAATAAATTTAGTTGGTTTGCGATTATTACTGGTCTTCTTTTACCATTGTAATTAATCTTGTTAATAATTCTTTCTGCTTTCTCTATGTAATAAGAATGATTAATATTATCTAGAGGATGATCCTTAGATAACTTATTACACACTGTCATTACCCACTCGCCTGCTTCCACTTGTGATATTGGTGCAGCGTTGGATAGACATTCTGGGTTCTTAATCTTTAATAGTTTTTCCCCCACGTTTGATACATAAAATCTAATAAGTTTGTTGTAGATTGTAGTTCCACTTTGAGATCTTCCTTCAAAGTGAAAATCTCTGTTAGCTTTCTGACGCATTGCAAAATCATATATATTTCTATGATTGTGAATAGTATCAACAACATTAATACCATTGATGAAATATTGTTCAAGGGCAATAGGCACAATACGACCAGACTTATTCTTATGCAATTCAAAGTCAGTAAGAAAATCTCCTTTCTTTTTGATTTCTCCATTTGTTTTAACTGCCAGGTAATCGTTGACTGTTGAGAATATAATCTTGCTATAATCTGTCCTTTCGAGCTCATATTTTGTTAACGTTTGCCACCATTCATTGATTTCATTCATCTTATCAAGATGTGTCTTTTCTATTCTAATAGTTACACCATCTGTATTAGCTGAGATGACGTGTATACCTGCTAGTTCATACGCTTCAATAAGCATAAGCAAGCTAAGCTCTCCAGTAATAGTAGTGAACATAGTAAGTTGTCTGTCATAGATCCAGTTCTGTACATCAGAAGATTTACCATATACAGAATTGACAGCAAGCTTAAGGGCACCAACAATGCCTGCAATGCGTTTGTCATTTTTAGCTTGTGGCTTAAGTTCAAGACGCCTCTCAAACATACGCTTATAGCCAGCAAGAAAGTCTTTATTAAGATGTTGAGGATACCTGCCATTATTGATAATAATAGCAGGATAATAACTAGACACATCCCAATCAATGATTTCAAACTGCTCATCAGCCTCAAATACCTCTGGCTTGTTCTCTGTGTGCAAGCCACCTTTAGCAAACGTATAAGTGTTGCCATAAAAATTTATGCTTTCTTTAAAATCATCATGAATTGTTAATACAAGACTGTCTATGTATTTTTTGAATTCGATGAGCTGGTTAGTTTGAAAATTTACATATTTAGGACTACAATTTGATACAATGATTTTCTTTCTAAAGAATCCTGTGCGAGGTAAATTAGCATATGTAATTTTCTTCTCTTCACAATAATACTTCTTAATCATCTCATCACCAATCTTACTATCAGAATAGTTAATACAAGGAATATCAAACTCTTCTTGTATGTCTAGTCTTAATTGTAATTGATCATTTCCTTTATACAAGGGATGTTCTGTATCACCTGTTGTAACCTTAAAGAACTCATAGGTTGCCATTACATCATTAATACAATAGTTCATTGTAACATCTATCTCTTCTTGAGTCATGTTACGCTTTGTATGATGTATAGGCATCTCCTCAATGTTCTCAAGGTCCATCTCAAACTCTAGTCTCTTCAGGCTAACCATACGATTTTTATTATCGTAATGATTAACCTTGAATAAATCTATCTGTTTGAACGACAAATCCTCTTCACGATATTCTGGGAACTGTTCATAATTAGCATCTTCAATAACATCTTGAGCCTTCTGTGCAATCTTAGCACATATTTCTAGACCTGCGAGCTCATGCCAATCATCATGATTACGTATTACCCATTCTACCACTTGAGCATCAAAACGAAGATTATTATAACCCACCCAATAATAGTCTGGCTTATCTTGCATTAGTTTTACAAATGCATCAAAGTTATTCTGCCACTGACTAATTAGGAAATCATAATGTTTATCTTCTTTTGGATCGTAGACATGTATTAGGAATAGTTCCTGCATTGTCTCGATATCATAAATTAGAACGTTCATTTGTCTTCTATTATCTCTATTAAATCTTTCATAGATAATGCAAACAAACATGAATGTTTCTCTCCATTCCAATAATCAAGATATGATTCCCTTGGAATAGCCCACCACAACTCTTCATGATGATTGTAGTGAAATACATAGTTATATATTTCTGTCATTTCTTTGTTTTTGTTTATCAATTACCCATATAGCTACTCTCATTATTCTAATAGCAATGTTATAAACAAAGTCTTCTAACCATATAATAGTTTTGCTTCTTTGATATAGTTTCATGGTTGTGCTATTAAAGATATCCATCCTGTTAGAATGTATTTAGTTTTAGTATTACTAACTTGTCCACGATGTGTATGAGTCCAATCAGCAGGAAAGAATAATAATTTACCTTGTTCTGCTGGTTCTGTATGTCTTTGAAACATAAACTCTGTACCACCATCCTCAACATCATTTAAATATATCATCCAAACAAAAAGTCTAATTGATTGTGATGTTGATTCATAATGCCAACTTTTAAAACCTTGACCTGGAAGATATTTTTGAATATTATATGAATCAATATTAACTGTAGTATTTAA